CAACAAACCAAACTCGATACCTTCTGTGGGGAGCGTTGACGGAGCAAGCTGGAAGTACATACGGCCATACTTCGTACCCCTCAGCTTCCAAGTCAGTTTGCACCTCGTGGAAAACCAACCCTCCTGACCAATTAATAAGGCCGAAAACGTTTTCGCCCACAACCCAACGTGGTCGAATCTCTCTAATTGCTCTAAGCATTTCCGGCCACAGGTGGCGTTCATCTTCTTTTCCTTTCCTTTTCCCGGCAAGGGAGTAAGGCTGACAGGGGAATCCTCCTGTAAGAATGTCAATGCTGTTTGCATACTTTGTAAAGTCTGTTTTAGTTATGTCCGTAAATTGTTCCGCATTAGGCCAGTAATAGTGAAGGACTTTTTGCCCGAACTCATTCCATTCGCAATGAAACTTATTCTCCCATCCCATACATTCGGCAGCTAAGTCAAAACCGCCTATTCCCGAAAAAAGTGATCCGTGAGTCATTTGAATACAAGTTTTAGCGGTTTCTTATCTTCGGGTTGTTTGGTTTTCCAGTTCCAAAAGTGCTTTTTGAAGTCAGCCGGGTTCTTTTCCATTTCCCCCGATCCCTTCAGGTGTTTAAGAAACTCGTCTTTAAGTTTTCCAGTAAACCCTGAATTGTGTACCCAAGTCTGATCATTGGAGGCAATCATGGCGCAATGGTCGATTGGGAATTTTACGGTTTCTTCTGCCTCTTTTTCTTTTACTATTTCTTTATCTTTTACTTTGTCTTTGTCTTTTCCCCCATAAATGGGGGATATATGCCCCATCAGATTGTATTTAGAAAGAAGTGAAGAAACTGGCTTAAACATCTTATTTTTCTCCGTCAGTTCGCCATATTGGAAGGTGATAAAATCTGGGATAAACCACTTTGAACCACCATCAAAAACGATTATTTTTTCTCCAAAGCATCCCAACGCTACATCTGAATTTATCTTAACTCCTAACCTTATTTCAGCTACTTCTATGTCAACGTGCCATATCCCTGCATGGTCGCAGTCATCTAACAGGTATAGATAAAATAGCTTCAATTCAGTAGGTAGGGATTTTATAAAAGGCTTTTTCCATTTGTCCGTGTCAGTCATTCGTTTCGCCATACCAATCAGTTTAAGTGTTCCTCTACCAATGATTCTAAGGCTATGATTCGTGCCTTAAAATCCATGTCCGTCAAGCACATATTATTCACTATCCTAATAGAATTTAGAATAGTAGTGTGATCTCTGCCACCTAAGTACTTGCCTATCCCTGAAAGGGAATAGCTTAGGTACTTATAGGCCAGATAACAGAATACGTGCCTCCCAAATGTGATGTTTTGCTTCCGGCATTTACCTAATAGTTCCTCTTTGGTAATACCGTATAACTCACATATAGTTTCTGCAATGCCGTCTACTGTCAATGATTTGATTGGTATGGCTACTTTAACATCTTTAGGCTTTAAACGAAACTGTATCTGATGCTTGAAGTCTTTTAGCATCGTTTCAACTTTTCTTTCGCCATGTGGAGTTAGGGGGTACTCCAGGTATGTATTTAACTCTTTTACGAATTTTTGTTCTACTGTTAAATTCATGCGACTGTAATTTTTTTAGGATTCAGTCGGGTACGGATTAGGTTTATTTCTTTCTTCTAAAGATTGCTACTGTGTTCTTATTCGGTCTGAAAAAACGGAGGTCGGAATAACCGTAAAAGCCTATCAGCTTCTTTTCGGGGAAATTGCATACCTCAATGATTTCATCGCCTTTCTGCATTATACTGACCACCTTAGAATGGGAGGTCATCGGCTTCGTTTTGGATTGGTTTTGGTTCATTACTTACTGTTTTTGGTTGGTAGTTATCTTCCTGCAAACGGTAGTCCGGTGATCGTTCACCTTCTTTCTTGTAGGTGTTAGGCCATGCGGTGTACTTCTTATCACCGATTACGATGCTTAGTACCTCTACCTGTCCGTTTTTCGTGTTGATGGATTTTTTCCATGCTGCGCCAACTGATTCTGCCATGATTAGATATATTTTATTGATTTAAGAATGTCAGATAATACTAATGCTGCTGCATCAATTCTGTGTTTAATTAACTCTTGGTTTTCAGCCATGATGCAAAGAATTTTTATCCTGTGTTCGTGTTTTATTACTCTTGGATCATAGCTTACAAAAAAGCCTAACTCCTTTCCCGTAAAAAGCATATTGGCTTGTATCTGCCAGTAGTATTCAGGGCATTCATCTTTTAATTCATCAGAGGAATTAATCATTAAATGTGTTATGTGATTACCGGAGTTATAAGGGCATTTTATTTCAAGTATTGCGTTTTCATACTCTCCATCAGGTGAACCACCCGCAAAATCACCGAATGAAAAAAACTTAGGGTTTTCTATACCGTAATAGATTGCGCTTTCTGATTTAACGGTCATTTTAAAATACTCAAATGCTTCCTGTTCTAATGATCTACCATATTCAATAGCATTTGAGTTTATGTCAGGGGCTTTTTCTCCTGTTATTAATTCCGCAGCTTTACTTCTAATGTACGTTAACCCTGTTTGAGAAAATGTTGCTTTCTTTCCAGAACTCATTAGCTTCCATATTTCGGATGATGTGAATTTCCCTATTCTCTGTTGCTCCCAGGTATTATTAAACATTTGCTGCATTTTTTAGGGTTTCTAATTGCTTTGAAGTATCTACCTTAATAATTGGGGTAAATACATCTTGCTCCTTTCTGTTCAAATCCCTTCCAAACAATTTGCCCAATGAGTTAGCGGCATTCTTAATACATTCTGCTTTTAGTTTAGGAAAACCCATGTCTAAAGCATTGGCCTTTTTGTTTGATACCTGCATAGGATCTGATCCTTTATTAACCATTATCTGAATGGCTGCCGCCCCTGTTCTCTTTAACTCTTTTCCTGTTACTGGATGAATTACGATTAAATCAATACTTCCTACAATCTCATTCGTAACTACACCCCATCGGAAATTTTCTGTACTCCACAATCCAAAGAAATATTCATCTAACAACATCTCAATATGGCTAATCATTATAGTACTCGCTTTGCCATCCGGTGTTGACCCTATTGATTGCGATTCAGGCAACTTATTCAGCTTACTAATAAAGTTTTGGCAGTTAATCCTAAAATCCTTTATAGCTGCGTTTTCTTGCTGTTGTATTAGTTCACTACTCATAGATTCTGTTTTATTCGTTTTCTTATTGTATCGTTTCAAATTCCTTTATTGCTTGTTGAATCATTTCATCTGTCAGCCAATCGGGAGTAATTCCTATCTCATACTCGGTAATTTTCTTCCAGTAAGTTTCACCATCTTCATTCTTACAAACGCAGTAACCGTACATAGTGCAGTAATCAGATTTATCTTGATTGTAAATTCTCCACTCAAACGTTTTCTCATAAAGATTACGCCGGTTATCATGCACTATGTCGGATATTTTTACCATGATATTTTATGAGAATTGTTGTTTGTTAATGATTTGGAAACATTAAAACCATTAATAAGGAAGTAGATTATCTCTTCAAATGAAAGAGGTGTTTGTGTATAAAATGCAGTACCTCCTACTTTTGCTATTTCCTCTATCCACATTTCTATCTCTTGAATTTTAGGTAACGGCTTGCTACACTTTCCCACAATCTCCCTGGCCTGTTGTGCTGTCATATAGTTGAATTTTATGTGTCGAAAAAAAGGGGATGCCCTTACAGTAACAATGTTTTACTTACATCCCCATCCACTCAGATTAACGACCTCATGGAATGGTCAAGAAGTTTGCCCGTCTTTCCGGGCCGTCATTCGGTGCGTATTCTTAAATTGGGCTCTCCCGAAAGTCATAGCCCTTGTCATGTAGTCGGGACAGGATTCGAACCTGTATGATAGATTAGTAACTTACATTGACATTTCTGTTTGTGTTACATACAAGCCAACAAATTAATGCACCTATCTAAGCTGCTTGTAACTTGCGTTTATATTTCAAAACTTCAGCGTCTACCAATTCCGCCACCCGACTATGTGAGCAGAGTATAGAAATACCCCGCCTTATGTCTATGCTAACCTCAATCACTAATCTTTTTTTCGTGTTCATCCAGATCCTGATACTCGCCCAATTTGCGGTATGCTTCCTCTGCGTTCCAAATCTCTCTAAGCATCCAAAGAACCACAAAGCAGAGAAGAAGAAACATAAGTATTACTTTATCGTTCCACATGATAAAACCATTTACGGGTGATAAATAAGGTTACAAATAGGGCAACGGATGCGATGAAGATGATTACCATACGTTATCGGATAAGAGTGCAAGTATTACGATGATGCCTATCATTACCCAACAGGCTTTTTCTGAGTAGCTTTCTTGTTCGTAGGTTGATTTCATTGTAGGTTAGTATTAGGTGTGATTACTTTAGATACATCAACAGGTTTAATTTCTTCCTGTCTTGGGAGTTGCTCTTTAGTGCAACCGATCATGGCGATCGTGAGTAGTAGAATGGTTAGCTTTTTCATGTTTTAGGTTTTTTCTGTATTTGTTTACTGCCTCGTATCCAATAGCAGATTGTTGCTTGGCTTTTTCTTCCAGTTCAGAAATCTTCGTCAGCGCATCTGCTAAGAGTTTCCGAACCTCCAAAAATTCAGTCGTTATCATAAGCTGATAGGAGTTGTTCGTTTTGGCGTAGTACCTCTTTGTAGAATGATGTAATAGCCTCCCATAAACTTTTTTCGGCATTACCCGCTTTGATTGCCCTACGCACCTTTACAACATAATGGGGTGAGTTATAGGCCATTTCGGAGATGGTAGAGTAGTCACCGTGTTGATAGAACTGGTCATGTGTTGTAAGGATTTCGTCCGGCAACTGGATTTTACGGGCCGCAACCTTTATCTTTACCTCGTTTTCTGTATTTTTCATGTCCGTATCTGTTATTGTTTGTTTGATGATGTAAAACTATAACAGGTTTAGGATATATCCAAATAAATTTTGGACAAAATATAAACTTTATAAAATGTCAAACAAAGCCACAAATATTGTAGAAAATATCAAAAATAGTGGCGTGTCCATTAGGAAAATTGCAAAAGCGTTGGGTATTCCAGAGCACTTTTAATCGAACCATAGAGGAATTGAAATGAGATGAAACCAATGACCAATCAAACTCCGCTGACTTTTAATCGAACCATAGAGGAATTGAAATGAGATGAAACCAATGACCAATCAAACTCCGCTGACTTTTAATCGAACCATAGAGGAATTGAAATCCGTAGAAACGGCAGGGGCAACCAAACCCAAATGAGAAAAACTAACCTTCTTCGTCTTTAGTCTTTTTTAGCAAATCCTCGTCAATTATATTAGATACTTCAAAGTCATACATTTCTACAATATCCCCCATGTATGATAACTGGAATTTAAACTGATTTGTAGGGAGGATATACAACCCAACTAAAAGGTGGGGGAGTTGGTATGGGTCGTTTTTAAGATACCATACACTCCCCCACTCTAAATCTGTTTTTATCCTAATCGGCATTTAAGTAGGTTAAATATTTTGAAAAGGCTAATTGCATTAAATAATTACGTGAAGTAAGAAAGTAGTTTATCTTTCTTCTCATGTGACCCCCGTTTTTCCTGCTTTTCCTCCAATTTATTCTCTTATTCCGCATAAGCACCGTTTTTCAGTTCAAAGTCATTTTCAACAAATTCCTCCAATTCTGGGGGAACTTCTGCCTTAAACGTTCTGCCTACCTGAATAGCGTTTTGGCTCTCCTTTCTAAAGTAGTCGGCTAATGATAAAACATACTGATACTGCAAAGCCTTGTTATCTGTACCGGATTTCTTTTTTAGATATGCTATCACTTTTGGGTCAATCATGCAAAAATGTTTAGTTGTGCTTTATAGTTCATCCATCGTTTCTCCTGTGCTTCAAAATAGTCCTTGTCTAATTCATACCCTACAAAATCAATGTTACCTGCTTTGTCGGCTGCTATTCTGTTGCTACCACTTCCTAAATGCGTGTCAATTACTTTACCGCCTTGTGGCAAATAGTTTTTATAAATCCATTCGTATAATGCAATTGGTTTTTGTGTTGGGTGAAACCTGTCTTCTGGTTGTTGCTTCCTAAATCCATTCCAAGTCCATTTGAATTTTCTAACTGCGGTTTTATATGATGTCCACGCTAACTCTCCATCTGCAAAATCTCCATACTGGTCTTTATCCCAAAAAATCCAACAGCTGCTTGGCAATGGAATTTTATTTATGAAATGATTGGCTCCCCAAATGATCTGGTTTTTACTAAGTCTAAATAGCTCTGAAAAATATATTTGATCTGGTTATCCCAATTACCACCTTTGTATTTATATTGTGAGTGGTGGCGACTCCTCATTTTTTTTCATTTTCTTCACCAATACCATACGGAGGATCAACCACAGCCAAATCAAAGTATTTGTCAGGGTATTGTTTCATCCCTTCCATGCAGTCAATGTTGAATACAAGTGATGTCATAATACTTCTCCTTTAAATATTCGTTTGTTTCTAACGCTGAAATTTTGACCATCTATATCAATGATCGCAAAACCATGATTCCAACTATTATAAGGCGCATAATCAGCCTTTAACCCGCAAAGACAACCAACACTCCATGTCGTTTTGATATTGCCGTGTAGGTCTGTTTCCGTATGTTCAGAGGTCTTATGTGAATGCCCCTGCATCGCTGATACCTTTGCCCGTAAATACAACCCCCTTGCTACGTTCACCGGATTGAAAAACCCCGTAACAAATTCGTGACCATGCAACAGGTCAAGCCCTGACAGTTTAATGATTGTTTTATCCTCAATGATCTCCACTCCTTTTGCTCTTGCCCCTATCACATTCTTTATGTCAAACTCCGTAACATCTGCCAACTCCTTTGCTTTCTCCCATAGAAAATGCTGATACCTTACTTCATGGTTTCCCAGCTTGTAAATTATCTTAGCCTTAAACGTTTTCTCAACTACCTGAACGAACTGCTCTAACTGCTCCAACTCATAAGAGAACCTCCGAGCCTTTGGATCTTTACTGAACCGAGAAAGTAAAAAGCAATCAATTATATCACCGTTCAGAATAATCAGATCTGGTTTCTCTTTCTTAGCAAAATTGAATGTAGTAGTAATAGCCTCTATGTCATGGTATGGTAAATGCACATCATTAATAATTAAAGCCCGTTTATACCCTTCCACAACATAAGGGGCATAATCTTTGGCATCTGACTTAGGCAGAGCGTATGGATTTCTGGGTCTTTCCTCTGTAACTACAAATTCTTCATTTACTTTTACCTTCTTACTTGAATTACCCGCCTTGCCTTCTAATCGCCTTAGAATATATCTTGCATCTTCAACATCCTTGAACAATAGTTTGTTCTCATTATACATTATCCTTGATAACTTAAGAGTGGGCATTTCAAACCCATGCTCTTTACGGTACTTCTACGCTATTTCCGTTTTTGTCATATTATGGTTTAAAGTATAAATCTGCTTCTTGTGAGCGTCTTTTTACCAATCCCGGCAAAACCTTGCCACCCGCTTTCTTCCACTTCATAAACTCATCACGTATCGTTAAATCCTTAGGATTGGCATTAACTTTCTTTAGTAATGTAGAACGGGAAAACGCTGCAATACCACAGTTATAAGCAAATGAAGTAAGGGCAGCTAATTGGTTTTCGCTGATCTCCGATTTTACAACCGAATCAACTGAATTTAGAAACTGATTCACGTAAAACCTTAGTAAACTTTCCGCATCCTCTTTAGTGATTACATCGCCTTTCTTTACCTTCTGGCCATTGGCATAAATGGTATTTCCCCATCCGATCGTCCACGGCTCACCACCCGTCCCAGGGTCAGGGTAAGCGTTTAATCGGCATCCCTCAAACTTCTTTATTACTGACATTGCGGTATCTAATGCGCTCATAACTTGTATTTTTGAATTATCTCATTAAGTTCATCCCTGCTCCACTTTTTAACCCTGTCATCCAATGCCTTCTGTTCTAACTCTTTTACCTTTCTTTCTCCTATTCTATTTACCAACCCGATTCTGTACATTGCCTGATTACCGTGTTGGTAGCAGTTACAGTAGGCACATTGTAGATGTACGTTGTTTTCATCGTACCTTAAACCGCTAAAACCTTTGACCGGAAAATAATGCCCTGCCTGATTACCTGCCTTGCCACAACTGATACACGGTCTATCTTTGTCCCTTTCACGAATCCACGCATTAAATACGTCCTGCGCTTTCTTCAATAATTTCAGTAGTGGTACTAACATAAGTTTTAAAGAAGGGGCAAGTGTGGAAACACTACCCCGTAATACAACCTAAAAACACGAACAGGAAAACGAACTATTTTACTTTAAAGAGCGTATGATAAAACAACTTGAAACCAATTACCCACAACGCCCCGAAAATCACAAAATCAGTAAATGAGGAAAACATAGGACGGTATGAAACTACCGCAGTAACAAAACAGACAAGCATTGCACTCTTAGATAAATGCCAAACGTCAAACTTGTATCCAAAAACCTTTAAAGCACTTTTCCAACTATCCCGCTTATACCAAAAACTTTTATCGTTGTCGGAAAAGATACTCTCATAAAAGTTCTCGTTCTCAACCGCATCCATGATGGCATTGAAAAAACAAGCAAAGAGAATGAATAATAGGCTGATCATTTCTTAACCTTTGATGCGTAAAAAATACCCGCAATGAATAAAGCGAATAATACACCCGCTA